TATAACATACCTTCAGAATATCTTCAAGAGGAAAGACAACAACCGGTTTTTCAAAATGAACCAAGAGTTAATACAAAGCCCGTTGGAGTTCCTTCGGTTGATGCAATTAAAAATTCAAAATTGCCGGATGAAATTAAAAGATTAATGATGGAGCATCCAATTGCACAACCTGCTCAACAATCAGCAACAATTTCAGATGACATTATTGAAAGAGCTGCACGATTAATGAAAGAGAATGGTAATAATTATGTTCCGGAGTCCGCAAAGCCGAAAACTGAACAACCTAAAGCGCAACCAACAAATAATTCATCGATTGATTATAAATTAATTCAAAAGATGATTAATGAAGCGGTGAAGAGCGCTCTTAAAGAAAACGGATTAATTGCTGAAAGCAGTGAGAAATCAAATGAAATATTTAGCTTCAAAGTCGGCAAACATGTTTTTGAGGGAAAAGTTAATAAAATTAAAAAATTATCTTAACAAGCAAAACCTACTTTTAGTAGGTTTTTTTATTTTATAATATATTCCTTTTGATTATACGGGATATTTATAATCATATGGAACAAGAAATAAAAGACAGAATAATTGCGGAATACCTTTCAGGAAAGGGATCAACAACAATTGAAAAGGAATTAAAAATATCCAAACCAAGAATTTTAAAGATTTTAAACGATGCCGGTATTATACGAAAAAAAGATAGGTGTAAATCGTTAAATATAATTAAAGATGGCGATAGATTTTATGTTATCCGAAAATGTCCAAAATGTGGGAATGACATTAAAGTTAGTTCAAAATATAAAATTATTGCTTGTAGAAATTATTTCACTTTTTCAAATAATAAAAGTCTTTGCAAACCATGTTCTTTAAAATTGCAGGTGGGTGAAGGAAATCCTTTTTATGGTAAAAAACACTCAAAAGAAAGTCTTATGAAGATGACGAAGACTTTAACCGACAATCCAAGAAAATATAATCCATCCTCAAAACCAGAAAGAAAAATACAAAAAATTATTGAGCAACTAAATTTTGAAACTAATAGAACTTATAGGGTTAAAGAATATATATGTGATATTTTTATAGAAAAATTAAACTTAATTATTGAATTTAATGGTGATTATTGGCACTGTAATCCAAACAAATATCATCCAGACTATTTTCATCCGCACAAAAAGAAAACATCTAAACAAATATGGGATGAAGATATAATTAGAATTGATAATATTAAGAAATATGGTTATAATTTAGAAATTATTTGGGAAACCGATTTTATTCAGAACCCAAATATTATTGAAAATATAATCAAAAAATATGTCAAAAATTAATGTTCTCGTAACCCCTAGCGATGGAAGTGGCGTTGGGAAATTTAGATCAGTTGATCCACACGTAATGCTACAAAATCTATATGGTGATGAATTTCACGTAGATATAGTATATAATCCTCCTTATGATGACCCCAAGTTTTGGGACCAATATCAAATTGTTGTCTATCATAGAAGTCTTGGTCATGATTTTGAAAGATCAATAAAAATGATCGAGGAGCTTAACTCTAAAGGTATCATAACCGTTTGTGATATTGATGATTATTGGATGCCGGGAAAAGAACATCCGATTCATGATGTTATTAAATTTAATAAGATTAATGAAAAAATCGTTAATAGCTTAAGAACATCAAAATATGTAACAACAACGACACCGTTGTTTGCTTCTGAAATCATGAAGTTCAATAAAAATGTTGTGATTTTTCCAAACGCAATTAATCCAAAAGAACCACAGTTCAATGAACCAACTATTGAGTCAGATAGATTAAGAATTGGATGGTTAGGCGGTTCGTCACATTTACATGATTTGGAATTGTTAGATCAATCATTCAGTAAATTAACATCTTATAAAGACAAACTACAATTTGTATTATGCGGATTTGATACAAGAGGGACTGTCACCGAAATTAAATCAGATACCGGTGAGCATACTAAAAGAAACATCTTACCCGCAGAAACTGTTTGGGCTCAATATGAGAAAATATTTACACAGAATTTCACAACAATATCTGAACATTATAAAAAATATTTGTTAAATTATAATCAAGAAGTTTTCCCAAATGAAAATCAAGAAGCTTATTTGAGAGTTTGGACAAAGCCTGTTAATTCTTATGCCAAGAATTATTCGAAGTTTGATGTTTCTTTGGCACCAATTAAGAACCACATGTTTAATAGAATGAAATCTCAATTAAAAGTTATTGAGGCCGGGTTCTACAAAAAAGCTCTTATTGCTTCAAATTTAGGTCCATATCAGATAGACTTAAAACATTGTTTAAAGAATGGTGAATTTGTTGATGGTAACGCGTTATTAGTTGAAGAGAATAGAAATCACTCTGATTGGGCGAAATACATTGAGAAATTAATGAAAAATCCAAACATGGTTAAAGATATGGGTGAAAGATTATATGAGACCGTTAAGGATACATACGATCTTAATACCGTAACAAAAAACAGAAGAGAATTTTACTTAAGCATTTTAAAATAAAAATATGATTAATATACCTATAACAAAGATTTTATTTCTTGATATTGAAACAGTTGGAATTCAGCCCGATTGGAATACATTAGTTAAAGAGAACGAAGCCCTTTCATTTCAATTTGAGAATTATTTTGATTGGTTTCAAAAAAGATTTCCCGAGGATGCGAATAAGCCGGTAGGTGAAATGTTCGTAAATAGAGCGGCATTGGTTCCTGAATTTGCGAGAATTGCATGTGTTAGCGTTGCGTTTGTAACGGATAAGGGTGAAAGAAAAATGCAATCATTTAGTGATCCGGATGAGAAAAAAATGTTATTAGAAGTTCAAAAACTTTTAAACCGTGTTGGTGGATTAGATTTCTATCTTTGTGGTCATAACGTTAAAGGATTTGATATACCCATGTTGGCAAAAAGGATGATTATGAATGGAATTAAGCCTCCAAAAATATTACCGGGTCATGATACCAAGCCATGGGAAATTAAAGCATTTGATACCAAAGAATTTTGGCAATATGGTGGTTATGGATCAATAGCCTCATTAGAGCTAATGTGTGTATGTTTGGGTGTGGAATCATCCAAAACGATGGAAGTTACCGGCAACAAAGTTCATGAAGCGTTTTGGGTTAAAAAAGATATTGAAGGAATTGTTAAATATTGTGAAAAAGATGTGACAGTTCTAATTGATGTAATTGAAAAAATTGTAAAATTAATATGATAGACAAAAACAACATTCAGATGGATCCCGATGTTTGGAGAGAGATCCAAGAGCAATTTGAGAAAATTAAAGAGGAGTCCGGTGTGGGCGATACCGATGAAGAAACTTATCAAAAAGACATTGAGGAGTTATTGGGTTTTACGTATGACGAAATGGATAAAGAAATGAATGATATGGTTAGAACATCAACCCTAGAAGTTGAGGTCATCCATGAAGACGCCGTATTTCCAACATATGCATATCCTTCAGATTCCGGGTTTGATTTACATTCAATAGAAGAGGTTATTTTACCGGCATTTGGTAGAGCTGCAGTTTCAACCGGTCTTAAATTAGGTATTAGTGAGGGATATGAAATTCAAGTTAGACCTAAAAGTGGATTAGCGCTTAAGATGGGTTTAACCGTGCTTAATTCACCCGGGACAATAGATTTTGGATACAATGGGGAAATTAAGGTTATTGTCTTTAATGTGAATAATTATCCATTAACGATTAACAAAGGCATGAAGATTGCTCAAGCGGTATTATGTCCGGTGTTTAATGGAAGATATGTGAAACTTGAAAAAGTTGATAAAATAGGTGAGAAAGAAAGAGGGGAAAACGGTTTTGGATCGACCGGCATTGGTTCGCCCATAATTTAATTAAAAATAATGATCACTGTAGGATTTTCAACAAGAAAAAATAACCCGGAGTATATCAATCATTTGATTGAAACCTCTGGGTTAAAAGACATCACCATTATTGAAAAGATAAATAATGGTGAAAAATCTTTAAACCAAGTTTATAATGAAGTGTTAGACTCTTCAAAAACGGATATTGTTATTTTGTGCCATGATGATATTAAACTTGAAAAAGGGTGGGGTAAAAAGATTTTATCGGATTTTGAAAAAAATCCTGAATATGGTATTATAGGTAAAGCCGGGACTTGTTATTTTCCAGAGTCGGGAGTTTATTGGGAAAAAATGCAACAAACCATGGTCGGTCAAGTGTATCATCAGCCGGAAGGTTATCGAAAATGGTTAAGTACTTACTCACCAAAATTACCTTTTATTATTCCTGTAATTAGTGTTGATGGTTTATTTATTGCGATAGATAAGACAAAAATTAAACATCGCTTTGATGAAACTATTGGCAGATTTCATTTTTACGATCATTTATTTTGTCTTCCAAATTATCTTGACGGTGTTAAAATAGGTGTCACATTTTCATTTGAAATAATTCACAAATCGGTTGGTGCTACTAATGATGAGTTTCACCTAACCAAGGAAGAATTTTTGAAAAAATGGAAAGATAAATTACCTTTAGATTTAAAACCAGATAAAATTTTTGTGCCTGAAATTAAAGAAAAGCCAATCAAAAATATTGGTAAAGTTGCTATTATCATACCGACAAAAGGTAAATTAGATTTTTTGTTACCTTGTGTTGATGCTTTTTTTGAACACTGTAACCCAAATTTATTTGATATATTTATTGCCGATACTGGTTCATCAGAAGAAGAAAAAAATGAAATGAAACATCACTTTTCATCTAAAGAAAATATAAAAATTATAGAATACGACTATTATAATTTTGCAAAAATTAATAATGATGTTGTTAAAAACCATACAGGAGACGAACATGAATTTCTATTATTTTGTAATAATGACATTAAAATATTGAATAATGTAATTTACGGAATGTTACGAATTTTCAAAGAGAGTAAAAATGTTGGAACTGTGGGTGCGAGATTGCATTTTGCGGATAACACAATTCAACACGGTGGGATTATTGCAATAATAAATAAAGATAAAATTTTTGGTGTAACGCATGAAAGTTTAGGTTCATATTATGATGTTGGACCATATCAAAAAAATGTAATTGGTAACACCGGAGCGCTATTAATGATTAAAAAAATTGTATTTAAACAGTGCGGGTTTTTTAATGAAAATTACATTAGTTGTTTTGAAGATGTTGAATTAAATATGAAAACAATTATATTGGGGTATAACAATATTTATGATGGTTCTTTGGTGTCGTATCATTATGAAAGCAGCACAAGAAATGAGGATCCCAAAAACATGGAAAAATTACATATTGATTATCGAGATAATTTATTACCATTTGTTTCGAATAATTTTGAAAAAATAAAACATAAAATTAGAATAATAAATTAAAAATGACCGATACATTAAAAACAGTTATGAGGCCTCCGGAATCCGAACAAGGATTAAGAGATTTTTGTAAAGAAGTTAGAGAAATTATCGGGGATAGCCCGACAATCGTTGAATTAGGTTCATATAATGGTGAGAGTAGTCTTATCTTCTCACAAGAATTTCCAAACGGAAAAATATATTGTATAGATATTTGGAAAGGGGGTTTTGATGATTTTGATAGTTGTAGTAATGCTGATTATAATGACGTTGAGAAACAATTTGATTTAAGATTAAAATTAACTAATAATATTGAAAAAATTGTTGGTGAATCCACATCAAGAAATATTGAGTGCGATTTAGTTTATATTGACGCTTGTCATAAATATGAATGTGTTAAAAATGACATACTACATTGGCTGCATTTAACTAAAAAAATAATTTCCGGACATGATTATTGTTTGGATAGTGAGTTCTTAAGAATTCATCCACACATTAAAGGTGTAAAAGTAGCAATAGACGAAATGTTAGGAACACCAGACCGAGTATTTAAAGATATGTCTTGGTTTAAAATTATTAAATAATTTAAAATGAAAATAGCTTTATGTCTTTTAATTAAAGATGAAAATGATTATTTAGACGAATGGATATCTTACCATAAAAATATTGGGATCGATAATTTTATCATTTATGATAATGATAGTGCTACACCAATTAAAAGCGATTTAGATTATGTGAAAGTGGTTAGATGGTCTATGAATAACACTTCAACACAAATTGCAGCATATTTTGATTGTGCTAAAAATAACCAAGATTTTGATTATATTGGTTTTATAGATACCGATGAATTCTATGTTTCAAAAACCATGAATATTAAAGAAGATTTTAACAATCTTAAAGAAAAGTTTGGCGATTTTGTAGGACTTGGTTTGTACTGGAGGTTTTATGGTAAGCAACAACCATATTATGAAACTAGAATGAAAATTGATGATTATGTGGAATATCATTCAAATGGACACATTAAAAGTTTTATTAAACCAAAAAATATTTTAAATTTTAATAATCCCCATCACGCATTAATACAAGGTAATTATATTGACGAATTGGGTAATCCTATTTTATCTGCAATAGGTAATCATACGAGCCAAAATATTTGGATAAAACATATATGGACTAGAAGTGCATCTGAATTTGAACTGAAAATAAAAAGGGGTAGCGGAGACAAATGTAATCGAAATTATAACATGAATCATTTTTATGATTATAATAATCACTGTACCATTAACGACAAAAATAAAGAAAATATGAAACATTTTTACGAAAAAATTCAAGGGTGGTCTCAATATCATGATCAAGGTATTTTATTGGAGACGATACTTAAAACTATTCAAACAACCGATCATATTAAAATTGTTGAGGTAGGCGTATATCAAGGAAGATTAACAGCTATGTGGAATGTAGAACTAATCAATAAAGATTTGAAATATGAATATTACGCTATTGATCATTTTTTGGGTTCATCAGAACATGATAAGACTATTAATTACTATGAATTAACTAAAAATAATTTATCATCAATTATTGATAATGTTAATATAATTAAAAATGACTCACAATCGGAATGTAATAAATATGAAAATGAATTTTTTGATATTATATATATTGATGCTAGCCATGATTATGATGCGGTTATTGCCGATATTAAAGCATGGTTACCTAAAGTCAAAAAAAATGGAATAATTTGTGGTGATGACTATATTGATGGATGGCCCGGAGTTATAAAAGCGGTGGATGAAATGTTTAGAAATAAAGTTACTCGCATAGGAAATCAACAATGGATGGTTAAAATGAATGATTTATCATGATAAATATACCTGTTAGTATTGGGGAGTTAATTGATAAATTATCAATACTTCAAGTTAAAAAAACAAAAATAACTAATCAAGAAAAATTAAATCACATCCTAAAGGAATTTGAAACGCTGTATAATATAGCTTCTAATTTTTTAACAGATGAAAAAATTTTTAATTTATATCATGAATTAGTTTTCACGAATTCGTCTCTTTGGGAAGTTGAGGATTTATTAAGAATTCAAGAGTCTCAAAAAACATTTGATGATGAATTTGTAAAATTGGCAAGGAAGGTTTATCATCTTAATGATGAGAGATATAGAGTGAAGACAGAAATAAATATTTTAACATCTTCCGATATTATTGAAATTAAGGAATATGTTGAATATTAGTTCATTAACAACTAAAACAAATAAAATGGGGAGAACCTCGAGAAAAAGCGCGGAGCCAAAAACGGATTCCGAAGAAAAAGTTATCAAAACCAAAAAAGAACAAATTTGTTCTATTTTAAAGAAAAAAACAAAACAAAAATTTTTAACTGAAAGTCAAAAAAATTATTATGAAACTTTAATGAATAATCAGATAGTACTCTGTTCCGGTCCCGCAGGAACTGGCAAAAGCTACATCTCAATGAAAGCTGCGATAGATTTAATATCTGACCCTCAAACTCCTTATGAGAAAATTATTATAATTAGACCTGTTGTTGAAGGTGGTGACTCTAGATTAGGAAGTCTTCCCGGAAGTTATGAGGAAAAAATGGAGCCATATATTATACCATCGTATTATTTATTAAATAAGATTATTGGTAAAGAAACTAGAGAAAAATTAAAAGAAAGTGGGTTTATTGAAGTTTTATCAATATCTTATTTGCGAGGCTTTAATATTGATAATTCAATATGTATTGTTGAAGAGAGTCAAAATACAACGCCGTTAGAAATGAAACTAATTTTAACGAGAATTGGTTTTAATAGTAAATTTTTCATATCGGGTGATATCGAGCAATCCGATAAATTTAAAGATAAAGAAAAATCTGGACTTTTTGATGCCATTAAAAGACTTAATAATGTTAATGATATTGGTATAAGTAGTTTTAGTGATGATGATGTGATTAGAAATCCAATAATTAAAGAAATTATTAAGCGATATTCAAATTAAATTATTTCCTAATTCTTTTCAAATTAATTAACAGATGATCTAATTTATTTTTTTTAACATATGAATAAGTATTACTATCATTAATGATTAATTCATTAAGGTATTGATACTTATTTATTTTTTCAACAATTTCACCCAATTCTCTTTTTTTGCGTCTGCAACACATGTGATCAGTCATTTCATCTATCAATCCTAATCTCATTATTTTAGTATATATTGATTTTTCGTTTTTATAAAAATCAATAAATGAGGTATATGAATTTGCAATTTTCCTTAAATCTTCTATATTATACACCATAGAGTATGGGTTATCTATTATAACTTCATTAATTTGGCTAGCGTCAATTTTAATTTTTAATTTTTCAATATTACATATTAATTGTTTTTTTATATCATCCTCATATTCTCGATTATTTTCACTTATCGTTATTAATGTAATACCATTTAATAATGATAATTTATTTTTTAACTCGTCCCTAGTATTGTTGTTATGCCAACCTTTTCCATTATATTCAAACCCTATTTTATATTCCGGTAAATAAACATCAATTTCATATGGTTTTAATGTTTTTCTGTCATTATAATTAATGTCTTTTGTTTTATATATTTTTGAAATAATATCCTTTAAAATTAATTGTGGAATACTAAAAGATTTTGATATCATATGACTACAGATTTCATTTATAATTCCTCTTCTTCTTGCAGAAGAATATGCCGACGGATCATTTTTTTGAAACTCGGTTTTAGTTTTATATTCTTTAGCTATTAAACCTAATGCATCGTTGGTTAAATTCCTTCCAACCATTTTATTTCTTTTGGAAATACATCTTGATTTATGTTCGGAAGATTTAGATAACCCTAATTTATTTGCCTTAACATATATAGATAATTCACTTCTATCTAATATTTTAACTAATTCAGAATTAAACATTTCTGAATAATTTTTCACCAAAAAATCTATTTCAGATTCACTCCAAACTTTTCTTTTATTTTCTTTCATATACATAAATAAGTATCCCAATTTTTCATAAAAATACACTATTTACTAAAAATAAAAAAATATTTATTTTAATATATTAAAAAGATATGAAGAATGAGAATAGGTATTGAACTAAATGGTGTATTAAGAGACACCCTGAAAAAAATTCAACAAGAATACGAAAAATGGTATATAGATAACATCTATAAAGAAGAAAGTGAATTTGAATATAAAGTTATTTCAGAATTAACTTCTATGGATATCGCTTCGCATTTAGCTTTTAAAGATGCTGACGAGCTTTATGATTTTTTATATAAAGAACACACCATGGAGATTTTTGGTCACGCAGGTTCGGTTGAAATGACAAGTATGCAAGACTTTAACGATTTTTATTTCGATATGAGGGACAACCATGAAATACTAATTGTTTCGGATGAAATAGGTAAATCAAAACCAGCGTCTTTATTTTTTATATCTAAATTCGGTTGTTTAGTTGAAACAGTTAAATTTTATAGCGAAAGCACATTAAATTCATTATGGAATTCAATAGATGTTTTACTTACGGCAAATCCTAAACTATTATTAAATCATCCTGATGATAAAGAAGTAATTAAGTTTAACACAGGATATAATTCGGAGATTAATTCAAAGCATTCAATTTCAACTTTGAAGGATCTCGCAAGTAAAATTAAAGAACTATATGATTGAAGTATTAGGTGAAAACTACTATATAGATTTGGATGAAATTGAAAAATATATAGATATGTCCGACAAATTTGGAGACGAAGAGGATAAAAGCGAAGATAGCTCGCCGGTTAGCTCTAGTGAAATGAAAATTAATATTGTTAAATTTGAATTAGTTAAAATGTTGATAGATGTGATTTTATCCGAGGAGGAAAATTATGACGATAATTTAATTAAAAAAAGTAAAATAACATCAACCATTCCGTTTAGACTAGCATTTAACAGTTTATTAAATAAAAAACTTATTAATCATTATTAATATATGCCAAACACATTAAAAGAAAAAGTAGAACTGTCTATTCAAAATTTGAAAGACAAAAAATCAAGAATATATTTCTTGATACAAGACACTAAAGGAAATGCCAAGGCCTCCGTAAGATACATTTATCAAATGGCTATGGTATTAAAAGAAAATGGATTTAATCCAATTATTTTACACGAAAAATCAGATTATGCCGGAGTTGTTGCGTGGCTTGATGAAGAGTATGCTCAATTACCTCACAAAGCGATTGAAGGTCAGAATTTGGAAATTTCACCTGAAGATTTTCTAATTATACCAGAAATATTTGGGTATGTAATGGACCAATTAAAACAAATGCCTTGTGCTAAAATCGTATTAACTCAATCATATTCATATATTGTTGAGACACTTCAGCCAGGTCAAACATGGGCCCAATTCGGATTTTTAAAGTGTATTACAACTTCAAACACTCAAAAAGAATATCTTGAAAGAATTATGAGACAATCCAATTTTGATGTTGTAAAACCATACATTACCGATAATTTTAAACCAAATTTATTACCACCATTCCCAATCATTGGGGTTCATACTAAAGACCAAAGTGATACGATTAATCTAATTAAAACGTTTTATTTAAAATTTCCACAATACAGATGGTTCTCTTTTAGAGACTTGCGTGGATTATCTGAAAGAGAATTTGCAAATTCTTTAAGAGAATGTTTTGCAAGTGTCTGGATAGACAATAAAAGTTCATTTGGTACCTTTCCATTAGAATCTATGGCAAGTAACGTACCTGTAATTGGAAAAGTTCCTGATATGTCACCTGAATGGATGACAGAAGAAAATGGTATTTGGGTTACAGATCCAACATTATTGCCTGATGTTATTGCTGATTTTATTCAAAATTGGTTAGAAGATAACATTAACCCATCGATATATGAACAAATGAAATTGACCGTTGAAAAATATAATAAACAAGAATTTGATTCTAAAGTAGTCTCTTTATTTGAGGGATATTTAAACGTTAGAGCTAAATCATTTGAAGATCAAATAACAAAAACCGAAGAATAATATGGAAAATAAATTATCATTATCAGTAGTATTACCAATAAAATCATCTAAAGCTAAAAATTTTGATGAATACTTCGATAAAGCAATAAAATCATTGCAAGCGCAAAAAATTGAATTTGAAGAATTAGTTATAGTTCATACTCAAGAGGAGTCTTTAGTTAATTTACTCAAAGATTATGATTTCGGTAAATTAAATGTTATTAAATTAGTGTGGGATAAAGATCCCAATTATGCCGATCAAGTAAATTATGGTATTAAAGAAGCTAAAGGGGAATGGATATCTTTATTTGAATTTGATGATGAGTATTCATCAATATGGTTTGATAATGTAAATAAATACATTAAATCATATCCAAACGTACAAGTATTCCTTCCGGTTGTTGTTGAAACTGATGAAAAAGGTCTTTTTGCTGGATTTACAAATGAAGCAACATTTGCTGCTAACTTTAGTCAAGAAATGGGTGTTTTAACAAATGAAACTTTACAAGATTATCAAAACTTTCAAACCGCAGGATCTGTATTTAAGAAAAGTATTGTTAGTGATTTTGGCGGATTTAAATCATCAATCAAACTAACATTTACTTATGAATTTTTATTAAGATTAACATATAATTCAGTTTTAATTATGACTATACCTAAATTAGGTTATAAACACACTAATATGAGGGAAGGTTCTATATTTTGGAATTATAAATTTAGTGAGGATAAATTATACGACGATGAAGTTAAATTTTGGATTCAAACGGCAAAAAAAGAGTATTTTTTCACCGACGATAGATCCATAAAATATCAACCACAAAATGCTTAATGCTAGAAATTCTATCTGGAGTAACAGAAGATGGTTTATCAAAAAAAAGAGGACGTAAAGTAGTTAAAGAAAATTATTTTGATGTTAGAGAAGAGCTTGCGGTTAGAAATTTTTTAGCCGCAAAAACTCTTGAAGAAAAAAATAAAATTTATAATGAATTTTTAAGATCTCCTCTTGATAAGATGATATCATCTATTATAAGACGATACAAACTGTATCGTAAAAATATGGACTTTAATGATATTCATATTGATACTCATTCTTTTTTAATGACAAAGGTAGATAAATTTAAACCGTCAAAAAACAAGAAAGCGTATTCTTATTTTGGCACAATTTGTAAGAATTACTTAATGGGCCAAATAATTAAAGATCAAAAAGAAACAAATAGAAAAATATCATATGAAGACATCTCCTCAAGTATTGAGGAAAGGCCTGATATGGTTTATCGTATTGATGATGATGTTGTAGAAACGGACACAATCATTGTTGAATATTTGAAAGAATTAAAGGATTTTATTGAAGTTGATAATCTAAATGAAAATGAAAAAAAATTAGGGTATGCATTAGTTGATCTTTTTGATAATTATGAAACAATATTTTCGGGTGCCGATAATAATAAGTTTAATAAAAATGTAATTCTTCTTTCGTTGAGAGAAATGACCAATTTAAGTACTAAAGAAATTAGATCATCAATTAAACGATTTAAAAAATTATATATTGTAATTCAAACTAAAATGAAAAATCAATAAAAATAGTATTTATAATTATGCCAAGACCACAACGTAAAGAAATTAATTTCACAAAGGATTCTATGTTAGCTCTGATGCAAGAGATTTACAATGAACTTGTAGAACAAAGACAAACAGCAATTAGAATTCAAAATAAGATGTTATCAATGCTAAAGGATCCTACTGATATGGTAACAATTGGACCCGTTATTGAAAAACAACAAAAAATAATTAATGATTGTGTTGAAAAGAAAATTAGTTTATCAAAATTACAATCATCAATTTGGGAGAAATCAAACAATAATATTGAGTCATTTTCTATGGCTGATTTAGATGATGATTTAATACAAAATCTAATTGAAAAAGACGTATCCAAAGAAGAAACATATAAAATGTAATTAAATTATGCCGGCATTAGATATTGCATCAGCGTCTCAATCCATTAATAGTAAAATAAGTTCAATTAAAGCTTATAATGAGATATCTAGTGCCGCTAAAAAACTAGAAAAAGATGCCGGAAATTCATTTACCGAGGCTTCCTCTAAAATATCTACACAACTTAATAAGATTAAAGATCAACAAAAAAGATATTTAAGAGAACCACCAACTTCAACAGATCAATTACTTAATTTTCTAGGTCAAACTAAAGGACAGGGTCAATCGTCTTTAAAATATTTAAGAAAGAAAATACTTGAGGCTTCAGCTAAAATTGAACCTAAAGTGCAAGAAATTCTTAACGAAGAAACCCTAAAAGCGATAGGGTGTTCTCAAGAACAAACATATGTGGGTACGCCCGCAGAAACATTACTACAACAACCCTTACCTCAACTAGATATACAACAAGGAATTTATATTCCTGTACAATCAGTTGATTTTATTGATAATTTAAAAACAAATCCGGAATCCGAGATTGGTAAAATATATTACGAACCCGAAAATCCTTCTGCGGATCAAAAATTCGTTCCGTATGGCGGGCCGGTTAAATTTCCAATGAATAAGCAGTTGTATCAACTTATGGATGCAAATAATGCCGGAAAATCATTTAAACAAATTAACGATAAATTTTTCCAAGGTAAATCCGGACAAAACTTATTTGATGTTCAATATACGACAATAAATAATTTTGGTGTTACTGGCGATTATTATAGGATGATGTTAATTGATCGGAAAGATAGTTCAGGTAATCCGGCAAATAAAGTTGGCGAATTTTTAAAAGATTATTATAGTACAATTAAATTTGTTGATACTTCAAGTATTGTACCTCAACTAGTTAATTTAATATCTGGTGCAATTAACATTAAAGCTAGCTCCGGAATTAGTGAAATAGATAATCAAAGCAAATACGCTTTATTAATGCAAAGGATTTTAGGATTATGTTTTGATTCAAGAAGAGAAATTGATGTAAGCGGTATTTCTAAAGTTGCTGAACTTGATGGTGTTGATGATAGTTTTTTTGAATTAACTGAAGTTGATTTAAGAAATCTTGATGCAAAAATTACAAACATCCAAAATGGTGTTATGGAATTTACAGACTGTGATAACATTAAACTTCCGGTAAATACTCAAGTATTAATTGATGAGTTAATTAATTTTAGAGCTTCTCAACCATCGCAAACAATAGAACAGCAAGTTGCTAACGCAGAAACAATTCTTGATAATATTATCCCACCTACTCAAATACCTTCATTAAATGTTGAAATGTCAATTAATAAAAACATTATTAAATTGATACCGGTTGCAGTTGCGGGTGCGGTATTAACACCTAAAGTACTATTACCATTATTTACAATTCTTTCGGTTGTTCAATCAGGTGCATCATATACTAACACACAATCAATTACAACGGGAACAACAAATTCGTCAGGAGCTGTAAGTACTTCTGGTTTAACCCCAGAACAAATCGCGAACACAATTTCAGGAATAACAGAAACAACCAACAATGTAGTAACAAATGGTGTTGATTTTATTAAAAAATATAAAAAATTTGTAATAGAGGTAGTATCAAAAATAAATGGAGAATTTATTAAAGTTCTATATGAATTATTAAAAAAAGATATTATTAATTTAATTGGTGAGGTTATTAAAGATATCACAAAAAGTAAAATTACAAAAAAATACATAATGATTTTGAAGTTAGTTCAAATTATTATGGTGGTATCACAATTAGTTAATGATTATCGAAAATGTAAGTCTTTGTTAGATAATATTTTAACCTTATTGAATTTAATTAGCAGTATTAGCCCATTAAATAAAAACAACATACCATTACCTTTATTGGCAATGTCTTCTTTTTTACCCGGAAGTTCTCCTGAAAGATCTACCATTAACACAATTGAGATTTTACAAAGCTTGGGAGTGCCGACCGGAGCCATGCCTGACGGAAGCCCAAACCTTATGTTAATATATAATTTAGCATCTAATAAGGGTGCCGATAAGGAACAGGCTGAAAATGGAAAAATTGACGCGTTTGTTGCAATACCACCATTGACTGGAGGTATATTTAGAATTACCGGAAAATCTATATAATATGACAAAAGAAGTTTTTGAACAAATAATTAAAGATCAATCAAATCTTAAAGATTTATCCAATAATACCTTAATACAATATATGGATGTTTTAAGCCAAGATTTTGATGAAACTAAACAAAGGATTATAGATACAACCATTTATTTAGATAAAATAGAGGGGATGTATAATAATATTTTAAAAATATACCAAGAGAGAGTAAATGAGAGATAATACAATTTTTTTTCTATGTAAGGTATTAAGCACCGACGATCCTCTTATGCTAGGTAGGATTAGAGGCGTTAGATTAATAGACAATTTAAATGACGTTTTAAAGGGTATTTCAGACCCTTCATGGAATGAAGAGAAAGATGTATGGACATCAAGAGATCCTCTTGTATTTACCCCCCTATTACCTTATTTTGTGTATCAAGTACCAAAAGTAGATGAGCTTGTTCAAGTTATGTTTGTAAATAAGGATTATCCAAACCAAGGGTATAATCAATATTACGTACAATCAACTTTTTCATCACCAACATCAACTTTTTTTCAATATAATTTTGGTGGAAATAAATTTACGGGTACCGGATTACAAATCAAAGATTCAAAACCACTTAAAAATCAAGATGGTACTTATACCGATCAAGCAATTCATAAGGGGGTATTCCCTGAACCGGGCGATAATGCATTGTTAGGTAGAGGTAGTGCTGATCTAATTGTTAAAGAAAATGACGTATTATTAAGAGCCGGAAAATTCGAAGGCGAGGTTTTGTTAAATAACACAGTTCCAACCGGAAATCCAAAAAGAAGTTTTTTACAATTATCTAGATTTAATAGTTCAAAACAAAAATTAAATGATAAAACATTCATTGAATTTAGTGAGAAGTTTGTTAGTGTTAATTATTTAATTGAGTGGGTTTTAACAAATCCGGAAAACACACAAGATAAATTTACTGGATCAATTTATTTATATCAGCTAAAACCTGATATAAGTACTAGTAGTCTAAATGTTACAGTAAATAGTATTATTGACGAGAAATATAAGACTTTAATTTATACTCAAAACTTTAATTCGCTTTCTAAATTAGACACGATTAAATTTATAAATGATTTTATTAAATCTTGTAACAATTCCGATCAAATTAATGGAATTACGGTTTTTAATAATAACGCAACAAAATTTCCTATTTACTATAGACCATCAAATTCCATGTATTCATTAATAAGTTCTTTTACCCCATCAGGTAGTATGGCTACAAGTGCAGAAATTAAAAATGTGTCAGAAATTTATGTGGGTGTTAAACTAAATCCCTCTTTAAAAGGTGGTTATGGTTTAATATATGCTAAAAATACAGTCGGGGTTCCGACCACACCTATTGTCAAAAAAATACCACAATCAAAATATGTTGCATCACCAGTAACTTACAGTGCATTAGGCGGAGACAAATTATTTTTATTATCACATAATTCACAAATACCTGCTAAAGGAAAGATCAATTTTGACAATACTTTATATGGGATATCTCAAGAACAATTTGCGGATGAAATTATACCAAAAACATCAAGTAGTGTTAGAGGCGAAGAGTTGTTAGAACTAATTAATATGATTGTTAGATTTTTGGTTACTCATACCCACGCATATCCTGGACTACCACCGGTTCCTGTTACGCAAGATGGTTCTAAAATAGATACAATTCTTACTGAATTACAAAATGCCGTAAATAAGATATTAAACGAGAATATTCGGATTAATTGATATTTATTGAGAAAGATAAATGTCAATTTTAAGATCATATATAGATAAAAATAACACCATCATCTCTAATTCAAACGTTAATACGGGAAGAAATCCTGTTATTGAATTAAATTTTGGTGCTTCGGATTTCATTGTTCCGAATTACGGATATTCAAGATTTATTTTTAATCTTGATTTAACATTATTACAACAAAGTATTTTAGATGGTACCATATCTACCGGCTGTACAACAGGAATGACGCATACCTTGAAGATGACAAATACATCTTATTTTGATAATGAATTATTAAATACTTTCATGTCTAATGAAAGAAGACGTGCAACATCTTTTGATTTAATTCTATTTAGGATTCCAAAAACCTCCGGAGATACCGGCGATGATCAATATTGGGATGAAGGTGTTGGATATGACTATAATGACTTTAATTTGACTAAAAATAGCGCTCAAGGCGGTCAATCACCATTAACGTATGTTGATAGTAGGGCGTTCTCAACAAGGCCGTCAAATTGGTTTAAAACAACAACAGTTAATGATTGGTCTAACCCAGGGATTTATAATAACAAAAACGAAGGACTAGTTAATTATTCGGGCCTAACAATTATTGCAAGACAGCATTTTGAATTAGGTAATGAAGATCTTAATATGGATATGACCGATGAGATTAATAATATTTTAAACGGCACCTTAACTGGCGTTACAGGTTGGGGAATAGCTTACGTTCCGGATATTGAAAATATAACAGGATTAACCGAAAGTTATAGTATTGCATTTTTCTCGAGACATACTCAAACATTTTATCAACCATATCTATTAACCAATTATGATGATATCATTAAAGATGATAGAAATCTTTTCCTGAAAAATCAGGTTAATAAATTATATTTATATGTTTATCAGAATGGAGATTTGGTGAATTTAGATAATCTTCCGATGGTTAATATTGAAGATAGAAATGGATCGGTTGTTTTTGGTTTAAGTGGATTAACAACTTGTTTAAAAACAAAAGGTGTTTATGAAGTAACTATCCCAAATTCTTTAACAACATATCCCACTCCGTGCCAATTTTACGATATTTGGTCAGGATTAGCTATAAATGGTGAGTCAATACCAAACGTTCAAAATCAATTTATCCTTCAACAATACAGTGCAGGAATACAAATTGGAACCGTTTCAAAAGATCCAACCAAGTTCGGATTTGATTTTTATGGTATATTACAAAATGAACAAATATTAAATTCAGATATTAGAAAAGTTGGCGTAACAATTAAAAAAGCATATACCGGCCAACAGGTATTACAAAACATTTCAGCTTTTTATAGAGTATATGTTAAGGAAGGAACAACAGAAGTTCAGGTTCAAGATTGGACGCCAATAAATAGAACGCCAAATGAATATTATTTTATATTCGATATGAGAGACAAAATCCCTAATCAATATTATGTTGATATTCAAGTGAATTCTTCCGGAGAAAAAGATACTTATAAAAAAGAATTAACCTTTAATATTGTAGATAAAAAATGAGTAAAATAGTAAAATTAAACGAACAGGATCTTATTAGAATTGTTAATAAGGTTATTAATGAAAATGAAATTAATGAAGGACCTTTAGATTCTTTAAAAAATGTCTATAGAGGCGTTAAAGGTATCAAAAGAGGATATGGTTATGATTTTTTCAAAAATGTTAGTAAATTAGAACAACTAATAATGAAGTTAAAAAAATTAGATGTTCCTAATGAGCAGGTCATGAAAGAATTAAATAATTTAAAAAATAATGTGAATTCATTAAATATACCATCACAAAGAAAACAAACTTTAATTAATTTAATAGATAATTCTATTTATCACTTTAATCAATATTCAAATATGAACGACCGAATATTGGCAAAAATAAAAACGTTGAATTTAGACAGTTGGAAGTAATATGAATAAAATAGTAAAACTAACAGAAAAAGATTTAACCACATTGGTTAGAAAAGTTCTCAAAGAACAGGATGAAGCAAATTATATGTTCTTTTCAAATTTAGAACAAATTAAAAGACAATGCGAAATGCTATTAGAATTAGATCAGGACAAAGTGGATATGATTATCCAACAAGGTCATGATTGGGCCGATGACCATATTTCGGAAGCTAAAACGAATATTGATCAAGTTTTTGATTTCTTAATGAACGAAACCAAAAAGGATGATAGCTATTTAGATTTCGATGATGTTCAAGAAAGTTTGCGCAGAAAAAGGAAATAATTAAAAAATTATTTTTTTATTCCAAATTATCACTTATTTTTGCGGTATGAAAATTAAAACAAGAATATTAAGACTTTATATTAAGTGCCGACACATTTTGCGTCCGAAACAACAAGTTACCGAGGAAGAAAGATATTCAGTTAATATAGCCAAAAAGCTGATAAACAACCCATCCTCATCTTTAACTTTGGCTCCGATTTCCGGCAAAAAGTTCATCAAAAATGACGATCAGAATATTTTTATTGTGATCGAAAGTAGAAACATTACAATTATAAACCATGTTTATAGTTATAGCGTTTTTATTGAACATGACGTTCTATATGCAAGTTTAATCAACTTATTTAATCAAACAATGGAAAATAAAAGAATTGTTTTGGAACATGAAATTAAAAACAATATCCAACATTCTTTAAAAGACATATTAGATAAAATTGAAGTGAATTAACCAAAATTTTCTCTAATAACTTTTTTGATTAATCGTCTTAATGTTTCATTTTTAACAGACAACCCCATGGGATTATTTATTTCTTGGGGTTTTTCTATTTGGCCAATATTGCTACCCTCATCATCATTTTGGTATGTATAGAATTTTTTTAAATACATGTCAATTTCTGCGGTCCTATCAGTTCTTCTTTCGATTCGCTCTCTTTCTTTTGGACTTTCTTTGAAATCCCCATCAGCCTCTTCATATGCTAATTCAGCATTAAGGTAGTCATACACCGGTTCGGTGAATGGACCTAATTGATCCGTATTCCATAGTTGGGGTGCCAATACAATAGGAACTTTAAACTTCCCCGCACTTCCTGATGCAGTCGCTTCACTAATTTCTTTTTTCTTCATATATTTAACTATAATATAAATATATCGTTAATCATTATGAGTGAGCAAAAACAACCAATCGGATTTTTATTTGATAGTATTGCATATTATCAAACGGAAGATATTTCAAATTTAATTGAAAACATGACATTTGAGCAATCAATATATGTTATAAATCAGGCTTTAGAATATGCCTACAATAATGGTGCTTTCACATTAAAAGAGTCCGAAGCCATTTCAAAGTCGCTCCGAACATTATCTAACCAAATATTAACCAAATGATAAACGATCCACATAAAGAAGAAATTAGCGCGAGAATTGTTGAGCTCGCAACAGAAGAAGTTAAACTTATAATTAACGGTCATAGAGCCACCCAAGGTGATTTTTTTCAACCAAAAAGAGAAGAATTAAAACTATTGCGTTGCTTACTATTTGGATATCAATCGGAATTTTGTAAATTAAAAAAGGGGGCTTCACGGACCCCCTAATTTTAAATTTTTGTTCCGCAAGCCGGACAGAATTTATGATTTTTCTTAACTTTCTTACCGCAATCGGTGCAATATTGTTTTAGATCCGAAGAATAAACCGCTTTAACACCGGAAGGTAATATTTTATACTCAACTTTTTTGAATGAAAAATATTCAAAATTATCATATGATGATGTGAAAGTTTGATTAGAAGTTTCACCTTTTTCAACCATACCAGTTTCAATATTTTTACTATTATATTTCGCTGTTAAATTTAAAGACTGACTTGTATTTGAATATGATATGCTTCCTGATATTGGCATTGCAGAATTAGATAAACTACTAGTGGTTGTAAATGTATTATAATTTGACGGGCCAGTTGAGGTTGAACCATATGTGCTTGTTGAGGTTGAACCATATGTATTTGTTAAAATTGTGCCATATGTGTAATGATTTGGTTGGGTTTTATTATAGAACTCAATAGTAACGTCCCCATTAAACGCAATAGCGTCCCTATTTTCGCGGTTGTTATCCACTTCATAGGTGTTGAATACAAACTTATTATTACTGTCAAGGAAACGCTCTAAAAACACCCTTTGTCCCGGTTTTATTACAACACCATTACTTGAGATGTAACTTCCATTAAGTTTAATCTTTGCTAAAATTGGAGCTGTTGTCGGGTTATAAATTTCAATTTCGAAATTATCGCCATCATTTAGATGAACATTGTTTGATTGATAAACCTTCAATCTTGATTTTCTTTTTGTGATGAATGCAGAAGGCATTGCATCAGATGTGATGTAATTCATTTTTTTTTTAATTTTACAATAGTTAATTGACTATGTTACCAATACCTTTCTATCCGTGAATAGTCTGCAGCTTTTACGGCTGGGGACTGATAAACTAAAATCTAATAATAAATATAAAGTTGTATTAAATGTTGTAAATAAAAAAAGGAGACAATTTCTTGTCTCCTTTTGGTATTTTGATAAGTATTGATTATCTCAATTCTCTTAAATCAAATGTTCTAACACCATCAACTGTAATTCTGCCGTAAAATCTGTTGTTCACCATCTTCTTGGCGTATCTAGTCATGATACCCTTGATTGGTGTAAAGTTAAACGGATTGTACATAGTTGGAGTTAATTGTAATGGTACATATGGTGCGTAGATGTAACCTGTATCAAGTAAAGATGTACCTTTGTGTCCCATTAACACTTGGTTTGCTGGGAAATAAGGATCTCTATACACTTGATAACGACCCGCTAATGTACCAACTCTTTCAATACCCATGTTGTACTGATCTTGCTCTGGAGCAGCATTTGATACGTGGAAATATTCCAAATCATCAAATATTGCACTAATTTCAGAAGAAACTACAATCCAGTTTGCACCACCTCTAAGAGTTGATTTGTGGATTTGTGCAGAAATTTGGTTGATTGCTGTAATCAATGTTTGATTCCAGTCTTTTTGAGTGTAAGGTACAGCACCAACAGAAGATAATCTCTTCCATCCGTTGTAATCCCATCTCAAATTCCAAGCAGCACCTTTTCTAAGATCTCTCAAGATTTCTCTATCGATTTCAGCAGCAACTTGTTCAGACAATAAAGCTGTTAATTCAGCTTCAGCATCGATGTTGTGGAACGCAGCAACGTCTTGTGCCATTTCTGGAGACCATTGTGCTCTTAATTTTCTTTCTGTAACTGAAACTGTTACTGACATAAGATCAAAAGAAACCTCACCAATCTTATCTTCAAATTCAAGATTCTTATAGATTCTATAAGTAGCTGTGAATGCGCTGTTTGCAGCAGTTGTTGAAGAGAAAGTTGATCCTGTGTAACCGTCTAAAGAACCACCACAAGAGATACATACAGGAACTTGTAAATCAACTTCTAAGTAGATCTTACCTTCAGCATCACATACGTTATCATATTGACCACCATCTGTTTTGCTATTAGGGAAAGTTAATGTTGCGTTATTGTTACCGTATTGAACGATACCTTTACCATATCTTTGAGTTACAACTCTAAATAAATAAGGATTAGATGCGTTTGCAGCGGTTGTTGGATTTGCTGGAGAGCCATAAACTGTTAAATCAGAAAGGAAAGCTTCATTATCCATTGGCTGACCATCAGGTCCGATTAATTTACCGGCACCATCAGATGCGAAACCTGACATAACGATTAATACTTTTCTGTAATTATCAGTACCATAACCTGAAACTACTAACTGATCACCAACCCAAGCTACTGTTGCAACATCAGCAGTGATTGCTGAATATTGTCCTTTAGAGTAATCGAATAAACCCGGAGGATCTAAAGCAGGCTCACTACCTTCATAAAATCTATCATAAAGGTCTTTAGTGTTATTGTAATCATAACCGCTATTAGGTGTTTGACCTGCCGCTTGGTTAGGAGAACCGTAAGGTGCATAGTGCTCAGAAGTACCAGGTTGGTAAGACTGAATGTTAGGTACGAAGTAGAATAATTTACCGATTGGTAAGTTCATAGCTTGTACTGAAACGATATCATTCGCTAATAATTTAGAGAATACACGTCTAACGATTGGAAAAACCACAGTTTCAAATGCACCTGTATCAGATGTAGATGATGCTTCGTTAATCAAAAACGACGCTTGGTTTTCATAAAGCTGTGCTACGTTTTCTCTCATATGACCTTTAAGACCCTCAAGGAATCCTAATTTGTCCCATTTGTTGATTGTGTCTTCTTTGATAACTTTAAGGTGCTTAAGACCGATGTTACCGACAAGACCTGATTCTAATAATGCTCCCATTTTTAGTATTGTTTTGTTTTAATTTATTTTTTTACTTTAATTTACTCATTAAATCTTTCATTCTTAAGAATTGAGGATTTTCATAAGTTTTTGATTCAATTAAAGTAGTTGATGAACCTGTTGAAACTGTTTTATTTAATTTAGTTTTTACTGATTCATTGATTGATTCTGTGCTTGAAGTTTTAGATAATTCATCTTTTATAGACTTATAAAGAGATTTTGATTCTTTTAATGTAGCGACCTCATCAAATCTTCTAAGAATGTTAATTTTTTCTTTTTTAGTTGTTGAGTGTTCTGTGAATAATCTAGTAGCGTAAGCTAGGTTGGAATTGAAAATAGCAACTTCATTAAGTTTTTCTCTGAAAACATTTAATGCTTTTCTATATTCATCATTCTTTTCTCTTAATAAAGAAACTTCAGAATTAACAGATTCATTTTTTATTGCGGTATTAAATTTAGAATGAGCTCTAGATTTTGGTAATCCGCCCTTTCTAAAATCAGAACCATTTCCTAAAGTTCTTGCAGCTTCTTTAGTTTCTGCCTTCTTAACAACTTTAGATTTGCCTTCAATATTTGCACCTTTCTTGTATTCGAATTTAGCTTTACCAGTTCCCACACTTTTTGGACCTTCTTTCTTTTCTTCTTTGAAGCCTCCGGAAGTTTTTTTGTATGCGAATTTAGGACCGCTACCAATTCCAACACCTTTAGGTTTTATTTTTGATTTCCCTTTAAGAGACTTTGATTTACGAGATTCCTCCAAATTTTCTGTTTCTTCTTCTTCGTCAAGATCTTCTTCTTGTTCGTCAAGATCTTCTTCTTGTTCGTCAAATTCGATTTCATACATAACCTCTTCGTCTTCCTCAGAATATGATCCTTCATTTTCTTTACCAAAAATACTATTAATAATTTTAGTTGTCTGATCATCTTCCGCTTCGTACATTTCTTCGTCTAAATCATACTCTTCTTCAGATTCGCCAAGCTTAACAAGATACTCAACATCAGCATCGTTGTCTTTAAGATGAACTTCATTATTATCTTTACTGATAATAATTCCGTCTTCTTCACCCATAGCTTTAAACACTCGAAGAATTTCTTCGTCAGAAGCACCGGTTAAATCAATTGGAGTTTCTTCTTCAGAATCCATATCAAAATCTAATTCAGAATCATCCGAATCTTCATCATCCATATCATCCAAATTATCTGCATCTAAATCAACATCAACATCCAAATCTACATCATCTGTATCCATGTCTGTGTCAGCATCAATATCTGCGTCTAAATCAACCTCATCTTCATCGTCTTGCTCTGAAAGAGATTCTTTTACTAACTGATTGATTTCTTCCTTCATAGTAGAAGCAAGTATTCCTTTTGCGTTTTCGGCAATAGCTTCTTCAACTTGTTTCATTTGAATAAGTGCCTCTTCAACTAATTTGTTTTTTTCTTGCATGAAAAATTATTATTTTATAATATAAATACTATCTAACTGAAAAAAAGTTAGTTATAGATAGACAAAATGTCATTTTTTTATAAATGACATTCAATCGTTCTACATTATAAATATGTTATAAAATAAAAAAAGTGGTCATAGACCACTTATTCTTCAATTACTTCATCAATTTTACTTTCCGATACCGAGGTAATTCTCCAATCATGTGTGAATCCCTCGTATTTTGATGTGACTTTAGCTTCCACATCTGTTACCGAATAGCCCTTAACAAGTTTTTCTTCCCTAATTTTTTTAATTTTTCCGGAATTCTCATCAGGTAAATCGTACTGAATTTTTGCAACAAAATATTTTTCGTCCATATAATTATTTTCCTAAAAAATCGGTTAATTTCCTCATTAAGTCAACTGATTTTTCGACGTGTGGATTATTTTCTTTGTATTTTTTTTCTTCATCTAAATTTTCTTCATATTTACTACGATCGTCAGCATTTGAAAATAAATACGCTCCGGGAGTTGATGGTGATGAAACTAAATCAAAACAAATTAATTCAAAATCATCTTGTACTTCATTTCTTTCACCAACTTTTTTAAGTGACCCTACACCACGAGATGATATTCCTAGTGTAACACCCTGTCTCATTAAATTAGCTGCTTGATCGCCTTTGGTTGAAACAATGCCTCTTTCATGAAACCCGGGCGAAGTTAATAACTTTAATTTACCCATTAAGATAATTCCATCCCACCATATATCAGTAATAAGGTGAGAAACTCTATCCAAATCAATCAATGATGATTCAGGATGGTTAAGCTCTGAAGTTGATAATCCTTTAGCAATTGCTTTTTTATAGTTATCTGCTTCTCTTTTTAAAATTCTTTCAGGATAAAATCTACCGTTTCTATTTGGTGTATTATATTTTTGAAGGACGGCATAAAATTCAAACGGATTTCTATAATCCATCTCCTTCGCTTCTCTTAATACATTTTCATTAAATTTGTCTTTAGGTGAAATCCATCCAGCATCCATTTCAATTAGGATCCCGTGACCAATTTCATTTGCTTCTAATATTCTTAAATTTTTCATCTATTCTTTTAGAATAAATATACAGTTAGATAACTTTAATCTAATTAATCTTTTTTTGAACTTGAAAAATCAAAATACTTATTTTCAATAATATTAGTTTTATAAATGTTTTTAATGATATTTTTAACGTTGTCTTTAATCTCCTCTGATTTAAAATCTAATTCATTATTTGAAAATAAATTAACTTCTAAATTAAAAAATGATTTTTTGCCGTGATTGAGGCCGCTAGATCTTAAATCTAAATCAACAATACTTTTGTCTTTAAAAATATCGGTGTTTATTGAGTTAAAAACAGAATGTTTGATTTCTCTTGTTAAATTACACACAACTCTGTTCCAATTATCATGTTCATTTTTAGGTGACACCCATGATTGAATATTTATGTAAATGGATTTTAAATTTTTAGAATCGACTGTTCCGTAAGTTGATTTAACAGGACTGTAAAGGTTTAATTTTATGCTTTTTCCTTTCTTCATTAAATTTCATTGTGAAAATGTTTATTTTATGAGAAAAATATAGCATAATTTACTTCACTTGTCAAAATTTTTAATAAAAACAAGATATTTGTATTATATGATAATCATTGAAATTAAAAACAACGAAAACATAGATAAAGCATTAAAGACTTTAAAATCTAAAGTAATTAAAACTAAACAAACTCAAACTCTATTTGAGAAAAAAGAATTTGTTAAGAAATCTATTCAAAAACGTAAAGAAAAATTAAAAGCAATTTATACCCAAAAGAAAAGATTAAATTGATTGTTCAAGATTTTTTAATCTCAAAAAGTTCATTTGATCAAATTTTTCATCTTTAAGTTTTTCAATTGTTTCAATAATTTTAACTTTTACTTCGGATTCACTTTCATTCTCTAAAATTGTATTGAGTTTTGTAATAGCACTCTCACGAATTTTTTCAAATTTATTTTCTAAAACAGCCGTATCTTCGGAAACAATTTGATAAAATTCTTTCTTGGTAGTTTCATCAAGATTTTCAATATAAGATCTCAATGTTTGATTAGCAATTTTAACCATCGATTTAATTGGAATATTAATAGACTCATTAACTGAATTGTTTTTCATGGTTAATATTGAAATAATATTTTTTTTGGCGCCCACTCTTTCCAATAGATTAGTTTTTGAAATACTAACAAGCGTATCTATATCAGAATATTTGTTTTTTATATTTTCTGATAGTGTTTTTGGTAACTTTACTGTTGGTAAAAGTTTTTGAATAAGATTAACTCCCTCATATAAAAAATCTTTAGCATCTTCTTCGGTTAGCCCTTGAGGTGTGCTTAATTGATCGTATATGTCGTATATCTTCGATATTGATTTATCGTTTAATACGTTATGTTTAAATTCTCTTAATGATTTCTTGAAATCTTTTTCATCTTTGTAAGATTCAAGTAAATTTTGCTCAATTATTGATTTTAATGTTCCGAAAGTCATCTTATGTTGTTTTCAATATAAATATTACGAATTTAATAACTTATCCAATTCTTTTGAAATTTCACCTAAAGAATCTTGTGCAGCACCTAAATCTATTATTCTTGCGCCGTCAATCCAATTATTTTCGAGTAAAATGTTCATGTCTTTTTTCTTGGATTCCGGAGCTAATTCAGGTTCTCCTGTAGGTGGCGCAGCGGCTCCTTCAGTCTCTGCCGGCGGCGGAGCACCGGCTTCACCTCCGCCTAATTCAGAACCAAATGACGGCATTGACGGTGTTGGAGATGTTTCCTCTCCCGCAGCATTTGCTGCAGCAACTTGCGTCGCGCCCGAAGTATTTCCATAAAGTTTATCGATAGTATCGAATAATCCTGTTTTAGTAATTACGGTCGGTGTAGCTTTTAATTCCTCACCAACAGCTCTTTCGATTCTTTGTTGTTGTAAATCCAAACGAACCTCCTCGTCTGACCATCCAAAAATATGTTTTTTAGCCCATGTCGATGAAGTTGCTTGAATACCGTTTCCTGGATCTGCAACCAAATCTTTATACAATAAAACTTTCTCTTTCCAAACATCAATCTTCAATAGATCTGCTTGTGTTGAAGGGTTAGTTAAACCTAAAGTGAAATTTGATAGTTCATCTTCAAATCCAAGTAAAAATAAATGCACGATCGCAATTTTATTTAATTCTTGGATCATACTTTTTTGAATTCTATTGATGGTGCGAGCGAAACGAATATCTTGTAATGATAAATTCTTTCCATCACCAACAACTTCTTCAAACCCTAAAAACGCTTTTGGTACGCGAAGAGCGGTTAATAATTTTTTCTGAATATATTCTATGTCCGCAATTTCTGATAGATTTGTTGCGCCCGGTAGAGTTGTAATTGGATCCGGTGCTGCCGGGTCTCTAACAGGAATGAAATAATCTTGATCTACAGCCATTTGATTAAATCTCATATCCACATTACCGGTATTACTATCAACAATTTGTTCTCTTTTAAATTTATTTGCAACACGCTGTACATATGCCTCAACATCATCATCGTCCATGTTTCCAACAAACACTTTAAACATTCTTCTTTCTGGTGCTCTTGAAGTACGATAAATTAACATTGCGTCTTCTGAAAGAAGTAATTGCTTCCAAATTCTTCTTGCTTTCTCTAGCATGGATGTACCATAAGGTAATTTTCTATCGTCACCTAATAGTCTAAAGTGGGCGATCTCCCACGATTGAAATTCCATATTTTTATTTTTCCAAGTAAAATGTAATGCTTTTTTATTGGCATCCAATTCTTGGGTAATATCAACTGAAATTTTTTGAGATACACCTACTTCATGTCTTTCAATTTCTATCGTTGGTAATTGTTGGCAGCCGACAATACCTTTTTCAGGATCTAATTTCAAATAAACGAAATTATCACCATACTTGCAGGTATTTCGAGTCCACATTGGTAGATTTGTATTTATATCTAATGAATTATTAAATAAATCAGCTAAAACGCTTTTAATTCTTTTTGATTCTGAATATATTTGTAAAATATAACCATCTTCATTTGTTGTAGTAGATTCTTCCGCATAGATATCCAATGCCGCTGAAATTTCCGGAGTATATTCCATACTCTCATAATCATATTGTGCGGATAATCTTGTTGGCTCATAGTAGATCGCTTGAGAATATAAATTATTTTCTACCTTTGCCCATTGGTTTGTTAAATAAAACGTTTGTTGCGCTTGTAGTTTTTCTTTCTCGTATTCTTCTCTACTTTTAGTTCTTAAAAGTTCTTTCTTATCAAACTTAAATGTTGGATAATCTTGATTGAGCAAAGAGTTGGGTCCAAATGTTTTGGATAACCTTTGCCATACCGTCATATTATTTTGATCCATAGTTAATTTTACTTATATTATCAATAATATAAATAGTTATCATCGTCCAAATAACCACCCATATTTTTGATAATCTGATTTTGTTGGGCCTTGGTTTATTGGTGATTGTCTTCCCATTTGAGGAACTAATGGATTAAAATAATCAGAAGTATTTTTATTTTCATTAATTGTTGTCGCCCATGAGTTTATCATAGCTTTTGTATGATTCGCAACTTTAGTTAAAGATTGGAATGATTTTTCCGCCACATATATTGCCATGGAAATACCCATAATGCAGTCATCATGATGACCTTTTTGGTGATCCGGTCTTCCATTTATATAAACAAACGTATTCATTTCGTTATACAATCTATGAGAATGTATTTTAAAATCATATCTTGC